CTGGTCCAGTCACTCCATAGTCTAGTCCATATCGATTTTGGAATTGTAACTTATCTTCATCATTCCACTCAAGTTCAGGTTTAGAAATATTATTCCCCTGACCATCATCAACCACCCTAAAGTTTGCGTTATTACTTTGAAAAAAAGTACCAGGTCGGTAAGTGGGTAAGGATTCTTTTAGGTATCCTGCACTACCAATTGCTATAGGACCATTCGCTAGGCTTGGGAATCTGTTATGTAGTCCTAGTATATCTTGGTTGTTCCTGCTAATTTTCTTTTGCAATCCAACCAATTGCCCACCTACTATCTTATCGTATCTAGCAGTCACTTCTTTTGCATTTTCTCCTGATGAATACTTGCTATATAGCTCTCTCTTTAAGTCGGGAATCATGGATTTATCTACTATCATTCTTGGGTTTTTTACTTGCCCATAATCTATTGCCTGCTGGTCGGTATACATGCTATCAATTGCCACAGCATCCGCTATTTGCCTTTGAGTTGTATATTGGTTTTCTAGGCTTGTTCTTGCGTCAAGTAAGTCATCATTGTATCCAATGTACTTCTTTGCTCCGCCTCGACGCACCATATCATTCATTAAGGCTGGAGGCATTTCATCCATAACCTTGAATTGATCAAAGCTTGTAATTCCGGTGCTTTCTATAATCTGCTCCTTATACTGGTCCCAGAGAGTCCTCTTTCCATTTTCGTCTAATTTCGTATCCCAAATCCTTTGCATGTTACTGCGCGCAGTTTTAGGGTCAGCCGCCATCATCTTAGCAACATGAGGTTCAGCTCCAAATATACGCTCAAATGTTTCCGCATAATGCTCTGAAAGGTTTTTGAAGTTTTCTTTTTCGAGTTTCTGCTCGTTATATATTTCGTCCTCTCTAGTGATTCTTCTTTTCCTGTCCTCCTTACCGTCTTTGTAATCTGTAATCGACTTAAACTGCTCAAATGCCTTGGGGTTGCGAGCATACATCATCGCATCTTCCTCTGACATTTCTTCAAAGTTAGAACGAATCATATCTGCCATTCGCTCATTACGCTCTTTTCCTGCATCTGCTTTTACTTGCATGGCATCCATGCCTTTTACTTGTGCAATTCCCTTTATTACAGTTCCAAGAATACCACTTGGTGCCATAGATGCAGCCATACCTAATTTAGCTAACCTTGGGTCATCTACATCAGGGTCCATTCCGAGAGCAGTGAGTTGCCTGCCTAGCCTTTGACCTTCTGCCTGTTGAGCCCTGTCATCTCTATTTCTCTCATTATTGTACTCCGCCAAGTTCCGTTGGAACATTTGACTCCCTGCTGAATTTATTGTCGTAGCCATATTAATATTTTTCTACTTATCCTCAGGCAAGCATAGAGCCACCCGAGAAAGTATTAGGATTTGCAGGGACATGATTGTAACTAACCCCGCTTCCTGTTCCAGACACGGTTGTGGTTCCGGGGCCACCGAGCGCACTCGCTAACATATATGTACTTAACCCACCCTGAACCCCTGCGTTTGCGTGTTCCAAGAAGCCCTTTTTAATTGGAGCCGTGTATGATGGTATATTATACTGACTAGCTCGTGCAGTTTGACCTTTCAAGTAACCACCTCCAGATAGTGCTGCTGTAGTTACATTCTCAGGCAAAAAGTAATTATTAACTCCTGCAGTTTGATTATTCGCTAATGAATTAAGTGTGTTAGTTATTTGTCCGGCATTCTTTTGTTCTGCTAAGTTCTGTTCGTAAGCAGCATACTTTGATGTCTCATTCAACTCATCAATCCTTGCTCGCTCTCTCACTCCCTGTAGTCCTTCTCCTGCCGTGGTGATTGCATCCTTTGCGGTCAGAACACCTTCCTGTGCTGTCTTTACTCGGTCTTGCTCATTAAGAACCTGGTCTCGTTGATTAAGGACATCTACATTTGCTCGCTCCCTTGACATGCCAACATATGAATTCATTAGTGCTTGTAAAGATTGCGCCCCTCCAAGTCCTGTTCTTACGCCATTCCTAGTATTGTTATTACCCGCTTGCCTTTGTGCCTCTAATGTCATTGCGGTTGCCTGTGACTGAAGTCCTGCATTTCTTGCATCCGCAATACCATCTCTTGCATTAATCATCTGCTCACGAGCATCTCCCACTAATCCTCTTGCATCCCCTACACCCGCACGAGCGTCACCAATACCTTGCCTTGCTAGGTCAATTTGGCCCTGACCTTGTAATCTTTGATCAGTTATTCCTTGGAGGTACTGTTGCGATTCAGAAAGCTGAGAACCATCATAAATTCCTTTAATTGCTCCGACTGCACCTAGCTCAGAATCTGCAAGACTAGAGCGATATCCATCCATTCTTTGAGTCATCTCTTCAGGGTTGTAAGACTCCTGTAATGACCCGTACCCATCGGATATGTTCTGTGCTATTGCTCCTTCAAGTTCATGATTGTAGAAAGGTTGAATTGCTGACCTTGCTCCATCAAATGTACCATTCTCAAAATCCTCCAACGACATTCCGTTAGAAAGTGCCCACTCCTTTTCACGGGCATAATTTGCTTCTTTAGCCCTTCTTTCATCCGCTGCGTTTTGATTATTTTGTGCTTTGCGTGCATTTCTGCTCGACGAATATGAAGAACCGGCAGCCATAACTCCGCCAGCTACTGCTGCTGCTACTACGCTCATGTAATTTCCTTCTGGTAAGTGGTTTCAATCATCTTATAACCTTTTTTTTCGTAAAGATTTTTTAATCTCTCAGGCATTGAATTTGTTAGATGAATCATATTCATTCTCTTTGACCCACTTTCCTTTGCCCATTTTTCTGCCGTAATAAATAATTTCAATCCACCACCACGACTTTTTTCATCCACAAACCAAAAGGCTTCAGTTGTTGTCATTACACCATCTTCAAGAGCCGGAAAGAGAATAAGTCCAATCCCTCCAACAATTTTATTTTTATCCCAAAGACCAAATATTTTCCCCGCACCTGAGCTAATTAAATTAAACCATCTATCCGCCCATTGACCAATATCAAAGAATACTTTCTTGTATGGCATAATGTTATAAAAAGATTCAAGCACTCCTCCTAAATCTAAAAGTTCTGTTCTATCTTCTATTGACTTAATCATAACCACCCCATGCAATACATTGACCAGCTGTCGCTAGAAAGTTCCTTATTTTGAATCCAGCACTTACCATCAATAATTGGTGCCATAAACTGAACAGTCATATCTTGTGACTTGTCTGAAGAATTCTTTGCTACCATGTTTGGGTATGTATAGTTTGCCCCAGAATACACCCATACTTCGTGGGTTGGATATGAACTCCCAATCATGTTGATTGTAAATATACCCCATTTTGCAACTGCGGGCGCTCCACGAAGACCCATGGCAACTGCCATTTGTTTAGTAGTAGTGCCATTTTGAACGAGTGCATTATTCAGGGGGGATGTTAGGCCTCCCGCACCTGTTATGGCACCATTTCCTACAATCTTGCCTTGAATATTTAAGTCACCTTCAATTTGTGCATCACCACCAACCTCGAGGTCGGACTTCTGCAAAAATACACTACCCTGCTCCGAACCAGAGCGAGGCTTTATTGTGAGTGCTTCATAGTCATCGTTTGCTATAAATGTCGCTTCACTATTACCTGAGGTTAACCTAAGGGTCTTAGCTACAGTTAGTTCACCTGTTGATGCAGTTCCACTTACAGCTAAACTATCTGTCTGTATGTCCGTACTTAATGTATTACCTAGTTCCGTTATCGTAGATGTTAGCGAACTAAGATTAGATGCGATTGTTGCATCCTGAGCCGCATTTGAACTATTTATACTATTTGTTAGAGTAGTAGATAGATTCGATATCTCAGTCTGTAGTGAACTCTGATTACTAGATACAGTTGATGTTAAATTACTGACCGAATTTAATAGGTCATTAACTCTCCCTTTAAAATTTATAAAGTTTTGCTCAGCGTCAAACTGTGCGATAGGTCCACCTGTATACTCCCGAAGTGTAATAGTATTATCTTCAGAAGGTTCAGGCTTTCCATTGCTATTAAAAATTAAAGGTGTTAATGACATTATTTTTCCTCCATCGATTTTAAAACTTTATCTATCCAGTCTCGCAAAAGGGAGGAGACGCTGACACCAAGGGTGCCAGCAATCTCCGTAAGTTTTTCTTTATCCCCAGGAGGGACAGTTAATGAAACCTTATCCATTACGCGTCATACCCTGCATTGAAGTCATCAAGGTTGCCAAGTTGTTGAGGGCTTGCATCAGCATAGTTATAGGTAGCGTTACCATTACTATTAGTTATTCTTGCAAGCTCACCATTCTCGAAAACGAGTCTGATTTGATTATCACCAACTCCGTACGCGATATCCGCGCTGAGAAAGTTAAGACCTAGTGCAGGCGAATTAGTATACCCCCCATTCAGTGAGACCGAAGCTTGGTGAGTTACTCCATCAATAGTAATTGAGCTAACTCTAGTAACTCCATCATTGCCCATGCCACCAGAGGTGGAAAATGTAATAACTGCATCACTTGTGGTAAGTGAAACTGGACCTACTAACTTAAGTGAACCAACAGTTAATGGTGCAGGAGTTGTGTTTGCAATATCACTATTTGAATTACTTGGTGCATTACTGAAATCATACTGAACCCAATAACCCCCGGGGTTCACACCGAATGATTGAATGCCAGTTATTTCACCATTCGCAAATAGAGGTTTGATTTCCATACTGGAAGACCCGTACGTACCGGAGTAATCAGTAGCGAATTTCCTCCCACCAAGGCCTGCAGATGTATTAATGTAATTACTATTATCAGGGAAGTAACTATATACCCCGACCGCGTAACCAGGACGACGTGTAGTCACAATAATATTAGTAACTTCATTATTGGAATTAGTTACATACTCAATGTCCGAAGATGAAATTATATATGGGTGACGAGTTTCAGTTATACTTCCTTCAAGCGTACCAACAACAAATGATTCCTCTGATTCATCAAATACAAATGCTGATGCAGATTTACCTGCCCCACGCTCAAAGTAGAGTCCTGAATCTTTAGCGTAAGTCCCACCACTTGCACCGTCAGATAACTTTATAATGTTATCAGTGACATCTAATGAATCCGTATCAATTACTGCTTCCGTGCCGGAGACAATTAAGTCACCATTAACGGTAAGGTTTTTTGATATGGTAGCATCTCCCGTGACATTAAGACCTCCCTTTGCATCTGTGTCGCCTGTAGATTCCAAAGATTCTGCAGTAAGTAATCCACTTGTACTTGCAGTACCTTTAACATCTAAAGCTGTGCCTTCTGCATATGTAACTGTTACTGCTTTTTCAAAGTCGTTAGTTCCCGTCCAAGTATTGTCAGCAGCAAGAATAGCTGTAGCCTGTCCGGCTATAGCATCCTTTACCTTTCCTCCAATTTGGTAAAATATTGAGTCTGTATCTGCCATAAATTATGCTCCTAATGAATTAAAATTTGCATCTAGGTTAGCACCAGATAAGAAATCGGCATAATCACCAAGAGCTACAGTTGCTAATTTTAATGAACCAACTGTCAATGGAGCCGGAGTAGTAGTCAGGTTATCGTCCCCTGCTGTACCAGTAGTAGTTCCTGCAACAAATGATGTAGCATCTTCGTCATATACAAAAGCTGCTGCTTCTTTTCCTGTACCACGCTCGAATAATAATCCTGAGTCCTTAGAGTATGCTGCTCCAGAAGCACCTTTTGAAAGACGGATAATATTATCTTTAATGTCCAGGTTGGTTGTAGAAACAGTAGTAGTTCCTCCCTTTACATCAAGGTTACCATTAACAGTTAAGTTTTTAGATACAGTTGCATCCTTTGCGGTGGCATCACCAGCTGCACCCGTACCAACAGTTAAGTCACCACCAACAGTAGCGGCATTTGTTACTTCAAGAGAATTTGCAGTAAGCTTACCACTTGTACTTGCAGTTCCTGAAACAGTTAAAGAAGAAGCTGCGCCGGCAGTACCTACTGTCACTGCTTTCTGAAAGCCATTAGTACCTGTCCAGGTATTATTGGCTCCCTTAAGTTCGCCAATTGCGTTAGAAGTAGCTACTTTGGTCGCTTGACCAATTTTGTAGAATATTGATGATGTATCTGCTGACATAATTTTTTTGTTTTTTAAAGTAAGCTAGGAATTAGCTTAGAATTGTTGTTGGTTGAAGAAATTTTTGCGTTACTATTTAAAGCACTTTCTAGTTGTGGTTGAATGTTAGCTACCAATGCTCCGGTGTCTAGGGATAGAGGCTTATCACCATCTACTGCATGCAATACTGATGCACCATCTTTTCGGAATATTCTACCTCCAGTAATATTTACGGCGACATCACCGAGGTTTTGAATTTTAATATTAGCAATAGCTTGGTCAATTTGGTAGTTACTGCCATCAATTGCTCGTACTACATTAAACCACTTATCTACTCCATTAATTGAGGTTTGTGAGTACACCATAAATGCGTAGATTTCTTGTACGGTTGCTCCTCCATCTGCCTCACTAAGGTCTACTCCCATAGGAGTATTTGAGAAGTCTGCCGTCCATGTACTAATCGCACTTCCATCTATCGCATTGGTATTGTAAACTGAATCCTCTTCTTGGCTTATTGAGAAACTAAGACCCGAAGATGAGGCAACTCCCGTTACCTCCAGGGGAAGCATGGCAGTTGCACCAACTACGCAAGTAACTCTTAATCGTACAACATCGCCAGTAGCAATTTCACTAGATGTGTATGTTCCGCTAGTATCTACATTCCCACTGCTATTAGTAATTGCTTCGTCATTAAATTCGGAGCTACTAATCGTTGTCGTGGCCGTAACTGTGTTATTTTCATTACCCTGAAGAAGGTCCACCTTAATATCAGTATCGTCTTGGATGAGTGCTGAACCTAATACACCTGAGCTACCTACATTAAATTGTACTGCTCCACTTTGTAATGTCCAACTGCTAGAAGCGGACCCATTAGCGATTACCTCGACTGAAGTTGCATCTATAAATGCTCCGTCATGCCTTAATGTAACAGCGTATGTAAGACCCGCAAGCTCAAGCAACGTTGTCTTATTGTAAGCAATGCCTGTTAATTTTTGAGTAACAACTACTGCGTCTTTGGTTACATTATATAACTGCAATCGTGATGTTGCTTCTATATTTTTTATTTCCCAAGGAAGAACCGTGGTCGCTCCAAATGTACCAATGACTTTTGCATCATTAAATAAAGTAGTAGTTCCAGTTGTGCTAATATTACCCACAAATGTGGTAGCTTTAATGGTTAAAGTATTACCGCTAATCTCAAATACTGAACTTGCTGAAGCATCCAAAACTACATCATAAGAGCCCGCATTAATGGTGTTACCTTCACGAGAAACAATAGTTGATGTTTCGCCTGCGTAGTTATCGGTCAAGTATGCCTTTGCTCTGTTATAGAACTTCTGCGGTGTTTCAATTACTGTGTATGCATCTGTGGTTGCTCGCGTGTCAGTAATTATAGAGTCATCAAAAAGAAGCCAATCAAATGACAAGGTTTGTGTTCCGAGTAATGACCTTGCACTAGTTCCTAGCATCTTGTCGTAGGCACAAAAATTGAAATTAAAAATATCTTCTGTAGTATTCCCCTGACCCCTTCTGTCTACTTTGTAAAATCCACCAAACTTATCCGTGTCCCAATCGGCGTATGAAGCTCCTCTATTTTCTGCATTGTCCTTCCACGCACTCGTATAGTCATCAATTGCGTAAGGGCCTCCAAATGATTGGAGTGCTGCCCGCTCACTGGTGTTATATTCTTTGATTTGAGCACCAGTTAAAATTGAAAATTCAGATATTTCTCCATTAGAATCGGAAGTGTTAAGGTATTCTTTTGCACTCAGGTTGTTATACTCTATAGCGGTAGCTAGTTTTCCGTCACCGACAGCATGGTTAATAGTTCCAACAACATCACTGCCATCAAAATCTTGCAAACTAAAGGAATCAGCGTCAATAACTGTGATTTTTTTTCTACCATTAACTACATCTGCTCCGCTTATGCCTGACGCATCAGGAAAATTATATATTGCCACACAATCTCCAGTAGCAAATCCATGACTAGTAAATGTCACTACGGCAGGAGTTGCGGCAGATATACTTACAGAATAAGAATGACTACCACCGCTTTTATTTCTTAACGCTGTATTTTTTGCATACTCTGAAGGATTGTCTTTTACATGAACTTTAACATCAGGCAATGGATTATTCGCAATATCCGTAATATTTATGCTAACATTTCTATATGTTTCTGTGACATTACTCTGGTTTACACTTCCTGTAGTGCCTCTCCACATAGACCTAAAACTTGAGCCAGCAGAAGGATTGTACGCCTTGACGAGCGTGTGCCCATGCCCCGTCCCTGAAGCATCACCAAAATCATAACCATTGGTATTTTGATTGGTGTCTACATTAAACAAAGGTAGTTCATAGGTATTCCCGAAAGTTCTAAAGAAAGACGCATTTACAAGATTAAATTCTTTCGTGTAAAGACTGCTGAAGTTTCCGATAGACATATTAACAAGTTCAACATTTGTTATATATCCTGTTGCCATACCCCTTGCCTCTGGACTCCAACCAGCTATTGGGTTTACTATTTTTAAATCTTTCCATTCTACATGAGAGCCAAAACTCCAAGGCTTAGTTATTACTATTGTTCCACCATTAGCTCGGAACTTAGTTCTGGAACCGCCAGACATACCGTAACCACTTGGATGCCAATTGCTGTTAGTTTGACCCGTAATAAAAATACCTGTCCCACGGGATGTTCTTGTTTTGCCGTAACCTGTATACTCTCCCCCATACTCAAAACCAGGATAACTTGCAATTCTACTACCGCCACTGGTCGCTAATGTATCACCAATGTCCTTGTAATCCAATGTAACTTCCCTAGTATCTGAGGAAATACTTCTAATAAGATGGGGTAAATCATTAAATCTTCTTAATGAATCTGAAGAATCACCTGTAATTCCTTGGATGAAAAGACTTTGTCCTACCTCATAGACTGTATCGGAGGTAAAAGTAAGTACAGCATTACCCTCAGAATTATATGCGATTGTAAATCCGTATTTCCAGCTAGTAATTTGTGTGCCAGAAATAGAAAGGGCAGCCCCATCCCCATCAGGATTTTGGTCATGTTGAAAAATTGCAACTTCAGATTCTGGGTCTAGTTTTAATCCACCCTTTATAGAAAGTCTATTCACGCCAAAGTCATAATACGTCAGACCTTGGTCAACGGTTATGGTCACGCCACTATTGCCTGTTAGACCAGACAAATTCAAGTCACTACCTGTTTGTTCTATAATACCATTACTTGGTGCTGAAAAACTCATGCGTAATCCTTGGTAACAGACTCTAAGTTTCCACTTGAATCGTATGTTAAAGTTTTTGTAAGAGTAGTAACATCGGAGCCGTCTTTTTCTACTACGCTAGTTAGATTACCACTTGTATATGTAAATGTTTTAGATGAAACCTTAGTACCACCATTACTCGTCCATGTGGTAAGTGATGTTAACGCACCATCCGTAAAGGTAGGCTCAGAATAGTCATCAGTTAAGGTGGGTCCGCCACCACCTGATTGCCCAGCAATTTTTACTGCCTGCCCAATCTTATAAAGTATGGAATTTACATCAGTCATCTTTTGTAAATGTTGCCTCTGTATAAAAATTATCCGTTGGAATGACTGTAATTACATCATCAGTCTCTCCCCCCTGCTCCCATTTAAGAAATTTGTGACCAGATAATGGAGTCGCTTTTATTATTAAATGCGTTCCTTCTTCATATACATTATCTGAAGTTGTTGGTATTTTTTTCTTAAATTTGTCTGCTTCCAATTCATACTCCACTCCATTCTCTGTTGCCTTTCTTTCTGAGGTAAGTGTAAGTGATTCACCTATTATGAAGTTTCTTCCTCCGGAAGTAAAGGGTGCGACAATTAGCACATCATCATTTACTTGCGCGTCCCCTCTGCCTGCAGACTGAACGGATGCAACACCACCGGAGCGACTTGCGATATGTATATTATACTTCGCGACTAAAGATTGACTAGGTGTTCCATACACCCCATCAAGCCCTGCAGAGAAATTATCAAATCCATTTTCAACCAAATCTGTACGGACATACGCCTCCTCGAGGGCATGCTTTATCGTATCAATCTCTTGCTTGAAAACTGAACCATCATGAACGAAACTACCTGGTGACTGGGCTAGGTTTGACAGAGTGGAAAAGACTTCATTCTTTAAGTTGGCTAAAGATACACGAGTTGCAGCATAATCGTAAACACTTGATGGAGCGCCCTGCTTCTTTGCCCGAGACGAAAAAATGTCAGACTCATCAAAACTAGATTCCCCTAATGCGTTAACAGTAAACATGACCTAATATAATATGTTCACTTATTTAATTTATGTCAACTAATGACTTGGGTCATTCCATTTGCGTACACTAATGATATCTTTGGCATGTTAGTTGGGTTAGGGTTTCTAGAGAAGAAGTAAGACTTGTGGGGCGGCACCGGAGTTGACATTCTGTCCATTCAATCTTTCCGAGATGATGTGAATTTTATTATCAAATGGGGGACTTCGACCATCACCCCCTTGATCAGCCGGCAGAGGTAACCCCCAGTGCCGGCCGGGGCCGGGGTAGGTTGGGTATGCTGTTGTCCTTTTTGTTACAGCTGTCCCATCCATGAAGACGACTTTTGTTACCCCCGCAGGTACTTCGTAGCCAGTACCGTTCGAGAATATTGTATTAGTAAACCCTAGGCCACCCCAAGTAATATTATCTGCATAAACAATCCTCCCCCCCGAACTCATTCCATCCAGCTTACTCTTGTCACCCGAGGACATCAGTCCATTCGCAGTTGTAGTAGCTACACCAGGAACTGTAGGTATGGTGGGCTTATTACTTAAATCCCCGTAATCACCACTAAACACATCCCCCGTACCCGCTTTTCCTTCTAAGGTTGTAGATAAATCAGTAATATCTGATATGTTATGGTTATGTGAGGATGGATTAAATTCATTTGGTATATTACTTAAATCACCATAATCACCAGTCTTCCCAACTGTACTAATATTTAATTGATCAGCAGTTACACTATGAGGGTTATTGGTTGAATTTATATGGTCAGTGATATTTTTTGTTAATGTACCCTCTAGGTTTTGTATAGCTTCATTTATTTCACCATCAAGACTCCTAACCAAATCATTTGCTAATTGAGAAAGTTCATTTTTAGCACTTACTAAATTCCCCTCCGTTCCTTCCTTTAGATCCGCAACTTGGAAATTTACCACCATGTCTCGAATACGATTCAAGTTTTCATACACCGATTCCCACCACTCCTTAAGTAATAAATGATAATGACTTGCTTGGTCAGGATTCTGATCCGATAAAAACTTAGGGAGCAACGGAATTTCATCTGGCCCAGTAAACTTTGGATCAGTACCTACCTTATGCTTTTGATTTCCAATCATCCTTGATTAGGTGCTGATTGTGAGAGTTTTGAACTAACTCCACTAACTTCAAATGTACGACCAATTAGTTTTATTGGATTATCTTTACCTTCTATAATAATCGCATCCCTAAAGTATGGACCACGTAAGTATAATGGTAGCATATTTTCAGATGTAGTATTATCCATTAAGTGTTCCGCCTCAACTCTCTCACCTGAGGCAAATTCATACTCCCCGTCCTCATTTAGTTCCACTTCAGTTATATCATTATTAGCCGCTTGAGCGGATGGTAGTGTCGCAATTCTTACTTTTACATTAGCGGATGATGGAAGCCCATAGAGCGTATTCTCTGCTACATGCAATGCATATGACCTAACATCTTTGTCATTAAATTGATCAGTAAAATCTATTAATCCACTTTGGAGAACTGACCTGTAGTCATTTCCATATCTATTATATATCGCATAATTATCCGGTCCCCTTCCGTACCTTACCAAGAAGTGGAATATATCCTCCGATGTTCCTGCAAATTGATTAATGTTCTTTTCCTTATCTGACACCGAAAATACAACCCATCGATATTCTATTCTCTTTGTAGTGGCTGGTCGTGTAATCTGAGCCCCCGCTGTAAATACTTGGTCTATTTCAGAAACCGTATTATTTTCATAATCGAATGCATATGTTCCTTCGGGCGAGCAGAAGAAAATCTCCTTTGTCTCCCCATTATCTACTGTGAATACACGCTCAGATTGATCAGCACTTAGACCTTCCCAAAACCTAGTGCCTTTGTCCATCGACTGAAGTAACTTTGGTTGAGATGCAGCACGGTCGGTTTGATAAACTCCAGTATAACCCATGAAAATATGGTATCTACCCGCAACATCAATTAATGTATTCCTAAAGTCGACTACTCGTGGGCCTGTATATCTTCTTTCAAATTGAAAAACTTCAGCAGTATTGACCTTAATTGCAGTCATGTAACCCGTGTCCCTGTAAATCATAAGTCGATCTACAAGGGTTTTCATTTTAATTATTCGACTTCCGTCATCAACTAAATCCGCAACCGAGGTAAGTTTACCAACCGAATCCAACCGAATCATATATCCTGTGGTGGAATTATTAATGGGTTCGGAAAGTTCCTCATCAGTTATACTACCAGGAGCATTTGCGTTATTCCCTTCCTCGTCCACAATTGAATAAGTCTGCGTTCCGTCACCATTATCAATGACTGATCCAATGTGTATCCTTGAGTCTCTCGTAACCGAACCTTTAACAATTGGAGTGGTAGAAAATGCACTATTAAATTCAACTCCATTCTCAAGTGTGGTTATTGCCTCTCCAGCACCAACAATAACAACCTCCGTCCCCTCCCTTGGGCTAAATGTAATTGCAGGATGCTCGAGGTTGGTCTGGTAATCCCCGTCAGTATCTGTTCGCAATGGATACTTGGAAATAAATTGATTTGTACCCTCCGCCATTGTTCCATACAGAGCCGTACCATATCGCAATCCATCACCTTCATAACTCCAGACTAATGAATAAGGACTCCTAATTGTTTCGGTTTCGCCATTTAAGTATGTCGGACTATCAAGAACCTTTCCGTAAGGGTCGTCCCCTTTCATCCAGTCAACCCAATCCCTTGCTTTGATTTGTGTAATATCACCCAGCATGAGGAATCCATTAAACTCACTAATTGTACCTACTGCAGCCATCCGGTATGCAGGAGACTCTCGTAATTCTAAGAGTGGAATTGCGTTATCCCAATCCTCGCGAAATGCTAGTGGTAAGTCTTTTCCATTATTTAAATAAAGCACTCCATTTACAACAGTTGCCTCCCATGCATTAACCTCATTTGCAAAGTAATCTCCTACTGTGTCATCAACCGAACATAATCCTTCAGCTATAATGTCCCATTTAAAGTCTGCCGGAGGTTCCTCTATGTATCCATCCACAAAGTAAGTACCTGGAGCCCATCCTGAAGATGTATTCTTATTTATATACTCAGGATTATTTACATATTTATAACGATAAAGCTTATCTCCTGCGGCTACCACTAGGCAGGATATATTATTAGTTGAACGGAATTGGCAAATTAAGCGGATCGGATCGGTGGAGGGAGAATTGGTAGCAACTTGGGGAAACCCCTCAAGGAATTTACCTGATGGTTTAAATATCTCCCACCCTTCTCTTCTTGCCTCCCCTTCTTGATGTCTGCGAAAATTTAACTTCTTTGTATAGTGTTCTCCACTCGCACTTTCGCCTGCTAAGTTTTGCAACAAGGCACCCCCCATCATGGGCTTGATGGTTTTATTTACGAACTTTTTTGTTTTACTAGGCATAGCTTACGATACGGAAACAAAATAAGGTAATGGATGTTGCCTATAGGCATCTGATGGAGCACTTGCGATTTCATATATATATGATTTTGGTATTAAAAAACCACCTGACTCTTGCCACCCCCACGGCGCGTTAGCATAGTCCAATGCGGTGTGTTGACTGCTTGGAGGCGACGCACTGATGGGCGGAAGTGCTGGAGATGTTTTTATAAATTCTAATGAATAATTACTTGCTGATTGCTCAAGGGTATTCGCAGTGTGAGGTATATTAGTGAAAAAGGTTTTGTTTTCTAATGACATATTGCCAGGATTCTCCAATGGGGCTTGATTCCCTCCACTCCAAACAAGATTATGGACATAAAAAGTATCAGCGATACCGTTCCCACTGGTATCCGTATAATTAAGAGTATTACCCATGAATACCTGATTTCCTAAATCAATTGAAATAGACTCCGTATTTAGTGCATCGCTACCTGATGTTACCTCATCCACCCCCGCCGGATACCACCAACGACCTAAGCCCATAATTCCTATATTGTTTGCCTGAGGGTAAAACACTTCATTTCGGTACTCACCATACAATGCCGATATCAACCAAGGAGAAAATATGTTCGGGAATACAATTTGATGGGCTGCAATACCTCCATTCATTCCGAAATTTTGGTCCCAATGCATTCGCCCGGTGCTCGTTCTTGCCTTACTCAATAGCAATACATCAACGGAAGTTGTAGAGGAAGAAGCTCCCGCCGAATAAGGGTAATATGGAATCCCGTCGGGGTTGGTGATTCGTATTATTTGACCATCTAGAATCCCGTGGTCACCCACTGATGGATTTACATTTGGGTTACTTCGATATGCCGATGCTTTTTCCCATATCGTAGTGCCATTAAGGGTCAACTTATCAACATCTTGACCATCATAGGTGATGGCATCTGTATTACCCAAGTTATAGCTCATGGATTTGTAATTGCTAAAGTCTTAGTGTCTTCATCGTATGCAAAGGTGGGGGTGGTTCCATCTGCTCCTTTGAGTCCATTAAGTTGAGCAGTGGTAAAGTCGCTATAAACGAAAGCATCTCCTTTGACTTTGAGTCCATTAAGTTGAGCGGTGGTAAAGTCATTATAAACGAAAGCATCTCCTTTGAGTCCTTGGGGTATACCAAAAGCAATAGTTTGGTCGCCATTTGTACCATTCCCGAGTTGTACGGTTGGGGTTGCCCCCGCCCCTAATCCATTAGCAGTTACACCTGAAATCTTAGTTCCTCTAGGGATATTTAATGAAATTGAGACATCACCATTTGAATCTTTGGTATCAGTTGCAGATGCACTTGTTGCAGGAGTTACTGTACTTGCGGTTACATTTGTTATTTGACTACCTCTAGGAATGCTAAATTTTAATGTTGAAGCATTGTATGATGCGTTTGAAGATGGCACTCCTTCCACAGCAGTTATATTAGCAAGCAAGGATGCAGTAGTGGGTGTACCCGATATGTCAGTGTAGTTACCTGATGTCGCAACCGCATGAAATCCTGATGTATTAGCAGCAGGAACAGTTCCACTTACTATTGTCCCAAGCTTGGTAATTTCTCCACTTCCTGCCCATGTCGATAGAGCCGTGTTCTCAACACTACCTAGTCCAACTTGTGCTTTAGTTACCGAGTGTGGATTACCTGTATCACTAGTATGAGATGTAAGGTCTTCATTAAATGCAATTGTTTTTATCGTGCCACCAATATTCAACTTCCATGTATCATCACTCTCATCCCAAAATAACTGAGAATTTGTTGCGGTTCCACGCTCAACTTCAATCCCTGCATCCAAGGATGGTGTGCCTGTTACATTTTTATTAAGCTTTATTATATTATCCTCAACATCAAGTTGTGATGTATTAAGAATAGTATTATCTCCATGAACAGTTAGGTCACCCCACACGACTAGGTCTGGTGGATTAGTATCAGTTGAATTTCCTAGAGTTATATTATCATAGAAATTTGATGCTCCCCCCACATTTAAGCTACCACCTATTGATACGCCCCCAAGGATTTTTGCTCCTCCATTACCAATAGAAACTTGTGGGGCGGAAAATAAGCTAACTACTTCTAGCTTACCATTTATATTAACATTATCATCTATTAATACATTAGAGTTTTCTGAGAATAGACGAAGTTGAGAAAGGCTCGAGATTGCACCGCCCGATATACTAACATCCCCAATCTTTGCCCTAGGCATATCCGCCACGCCACCAAGTGACACATCCCCGGTAACTACAAAATTTCCATTAATAGAAGTAGTGTCGGAATTTACATCATAGGTAATATCCTTAACCCTATCCCATAAATCTCGCTGTGTAACTAATCCTGTACTACCTGTTCCTTCCTCTGGGAGTGTTCCTGTGTGTACCGTTCTGTAGATTTCGATAAGTGTTTGAATCTGACTATCAGTTTGTGCTCTTGAATATGTATCAAAGTCTGACAATGCCACCTTATGGGGATTATCTTCATCATTCAAGTGAGCTTGTAGTAATGCCTGTGCATCAACATTTGGAACATTTCCAAGACTTACGCTATTTTTAGTTAAGCCAGTAATTACGCCTGATAAATTAATATTACCTGATAAAGTTGGGTCGGTAAATAAACTTACCCTTGAGAGGTTTTCTACATTTCCTAATCCTACATCCGCTTTCGTAATGCTATGTGGATTAGATTCTGCTAAGTGACCAACCAACATAGTGGTTTTACCATCCTCTATCTTTTGGTCCGCCTCCGCTTTCGAGTATTTATCTAGGTCGGAAATATTAGCCTCCGTGTGAGTGTGAGCAGGAACGCTTCCATCACTAACCACTCCGGCGAAAAGAGAATCGACTTCCGCTTTTGAATACTTGTCTAGGTCAGAAATACTAGATTCACTATGCGTATGCCCAATATCAGACTTACCCTGCAATAATAAATTTGCAGTTGCAGATTCTATGTAATTCTTGAGGTCAGAAATTTCAGACTCAGTATGCCCGTGAGATAAGTCTGCTTTTCCTGAAATTGAAGTTTCTAATTCTGACTTTGCTTGAGCTACTAAACTTGAATCATTTGCATTATCCAATGCAGTCTGAAGTCCAGTAACCTCAGATATTTGATGAGTATGAGCACTTGATGCGTGATTATCAACTAGGTCTTGAACCTGTGCCTTTGTGTAAACTAAATCAAGAAGGTCAGTAATACTAGACGCCAAGTGAGTATGGTTTGTGTCTGACTTCCCGACCAGGTAACCCCCTAAGTCAGCTTTAAGTAAATAGTCATTAAGTGTTGTGGAATTTAATTCCTCAATAGACCCAACCCTTATTCCAAGTGCATCAACTACTGCCTTCAAGGCAACACCCTGACGAGCCGCAAGTGCTTGTACACCTGAGTCGGTAGTTAAGTTATCTGCGACTTCCTCATCTATCCCCAATAGGGAATCTATTAATATAGAAAATTGTGCCTGTGTTGGAGAGTCCCCAGTCTCGAAGTAACTCTTTAGTGTAGTCTTGGTAGCCATATCTATTTGATTGTAAAGTTTCCTATTCCATTACCTGAAGTTCCTCCAGAAACATGGTCAATTGGGTTAGTTATATTGTAGTCCTTCCAATTCACATGAATTTGCTGTCGTTGCTTGTTGTACATATCCATGTAGGATTTATACATCGCCACATCTTTATCCACCTCTCGATTAAGGTGAGCTTTGACAAAATCCGCTACTGCTTTTGCGCAACTATCGTCAAAGATTACAATATCATCCACATCGTATATTCTCTTCTCCCCACTCCAGTAAATATAAAGTTTCTCATCATCAATTAATGGCGAGCAAAGATATATCTTCCCATCTCCGAATGTAATCTTTCCGGCATATGATTTCGATCGAACTGGACAACCATTAATAACCGAAAATCTATTAACCCATGGAACAACCTGCACATATGAATACCACCTAGTTGACTCATCAGACTCTAGCCCTGATATAATCACCGAGTTTATCTTTGCATGGGTAGGGACGAACTCCACCTCTGATGACCTAGTTCCCGTTGGTACGGGTAGCATATCCGTAGCAAAGAATGTATTTACATTACTTGATTGTAACTGAGAGACATACTGCTGTAGGTCAAGTGCTCCTGCAATAATTTGCTTATCGATATACTTCTGTATCCCCCTGCCCTTTCTCTCTGAATCTACCAAAAGAAAAGTTCTTACCGATTCATTAAATTCAAGCCACTTCATCGCCTACCTCCTGGTGTAAAATAAAATCCAATAATTAGAGGCAACACTACGGTTGCTTCGAAAAGTGCAATATGTCCTGTTGTAACGACCAGAGGGGCTTGCTCAGCTGGAAAACTGAGGAGCCCGAATAAAAACTCTCTCCGCCCTTCTCCCGTAATGTTTGTTGTACTGATGAGTGGAACCGAGGGGTAGATGGTTGTGATACAGGTGATGAAGGAGAGTGTGCACATGCCGATAAGAGCAAGCATCCTACGAGTAGCACGAGTAAAAGCTCCACTAGGTCCGCTATTAAGCGCTTGTTGAAATTGTATAGCTTGTTCATTATTTCGGCACTCCCTTGCCATTTCCATTTCATGTTTAGCCGAGCGTGAATCGGTAATCATGCCAAACACGCCTTTAAGAATACTACCCATTGCAGCTGAACCGCCTCCGGTTAAAAACAATGCAAGTAACTCAAACATAACTATATAATATATTAGGTCAGAACTTAGGTCAATGAATAGTAATCAGTCCAGTCATCAAACACCTGGTCGATTGAATCATTCTGTATTTCAAAATCAGTAACAATCATTTCGTATATCTTACCCGTGAAGTAATTTCCTGCATCTTTACCCATACAGCATACTGAAAGTGGTGATGACAATTCGAGCGAGCGTACTGACTTACCTGTACTCCCAGATACATTAGTAATATTTATTTCATCTGAGAAATTTGCCACATATCCGTCTCGCTTCAATTCAGGACTATCAAGCCCGCCAAATAATAATTGCTTGTCGCTTAACTTATAGTAAGAAAATCGCATATAAGCAGAACCCACATCCATTGATAACTCATGAGTCGCGCTAAATCCTGAGAAGACTGGCTCCCTGCCAGTTCCGTCAGGGTCACAAACTACAAATACTCCAACATCTTTTGTTAGATACTGCGTGATAGGAATATCAAAAAATGAAGACCCATTGAAATTTAAGTAATATCTAGAGCCGTCCTTTCCTAGTGTTACATCCCCGTACGCAATTGCGTCATGTTGAGAGTGATTATACCTAGATTTTTGATCAAATATTCCTTTAACTCGACTGCCCACCTTGGTTGATATGTTATCCAAGGTTATTGGCTCATCGTCATTATCTAGTAAGAGTGGGCCTCTGTAATTCTCCCTTACATTACGATTACAGGAGAATGCAAATAAAGGCTTCTCTGTTAATGCATCAACAGGAAGGTTGAAATCAATAGACTCAACATTAACCCCAAGCATTATGCAATTGGAGTTAGGTCGCCTATAGCAAACCAATCACTACCTGTCCAATAAACCGTAGCGGATGAATAAGCCTGAGATAAGCCAGGGTGCTTTGCCTTTAGCGTTCCTGCCTCTGTTGCAATAACTGTAAACGCACCCTGCTTTGCGTTAATAACATCAAAGGTGAAACCAGTAGGTATACCGAAAGCAGGAAGAGTTAAGGTCACACTAGCAGCATCGGGTTCGACATGAATTATTTTAGATTTATCATCTATGGATATTGTCTTATTTTGAGTGACAACTTCTATTGCTCGAAGAAACTTTAAATTTCCCGCCACATCCAAATCTCCTCTTATCCCTTGCCCTATGGATACGCTACCATCTATTGTAACATCTTCATAGAACTTACCATTGTCGGCATAAAGATTATAATCTTTTACCGATATAGGAAGTCTGACTTTATTTGCATCGGGGTATAGTTGTAAGTCAACAAATGGTCTCTCCCTATTATCAAATAAAAGACTATCCCACTCAAGCGTATCATGTACCTGTGACTTTATTGCACTGATATCAGATTGAGGAATCGGGTCATTAACCGAGTCCTTTAAATCTCTAGGAGTTGGAGGGGTTGGTGTATTACCAGGTTCTGCCTGACTACTCTTGCCCGTCTTAAGGCTAAGGTATTGCGTGTCTGAATATGATGTTGGGTCAATCATGACTCTTCATAAAATCCAGTAAGATAAATTGGGTCAGTATTATCCTTATACTCCCCTGCAATTGAGCCAAGGCTTTTAACCATTAATTCATCGGTTGATAAGGAAAGGCTAAATACAGTCGAAGAAGATGTTGGTAGCACCTCAAAATCACGGTCCGCAGGATTAAATAAATACATTCTAAATTCATCAACCAATGCACCCTCTCCCTCTGCCCCAACTCGATAAGAATTATAGGCAAGATTTTCAGCTTTAATTGTATCTACCACCCCCTCTTTAATTAAGTATCTAACCTCATTTTGAAACGCATAGTACTTAATAAATCCAATAGATGGAGCAAAAACAATCTCAAGCCTAACTGCTGAATTAGGGTCAACCTTTATGGCACTATCAGTATCAACGCCACCTTCAGTTGTACCGAGGAATCCATCTTTTGTGTAAATACCTACCACTAAGTTTTTCGAGCCATCATAAAGACCAAGACCAGTAAGCTTAGACGCTAACCTCGGGCGAAATAAAGAAGATACTTTAGTTCCGTCAGGAACGACTCCATTGTAACTTTCCCCCTGTTTGGTTATCTTGTCATTTATATAAACAGACCTTCTTCCCTGGAGTATCTCCATTATCGGCGTCCTTGTCTCATCATTTGAGTCAGGAGTTGTTACGCCATTACCTTCCCATCCATTTACTCCATCGATGGTTTGACCGTCTGCATACGGATCCGCATCAAATGAACCTAAGATTGAAGGGTTCCATGTCTTAGCCAAGGCAATTTCTTTACCGGATGTATTTGAAATTCTAACCTGATCAGATTTGAAATATGGAAGCTTTACATAACTATCCGCACACATCACCCCAAATATACCATGCCCTGCTGGCTTTTGGGACACCATTAAGCGACCTTGGTTTGTTGCAAGAATAGGAACCTCTGAATCTTGAACAGTTGGGTATATTGGAGGATATCCGTCTTTTTCCCTTAAGGTATTCATTTTTTAATTAATTGTTTTATTTTAATAATTGTCCAAACGCATGTCAGGGAAAGCAGTATAATATTCATAACGCTTTCAAAGTCGCCAAATGTAACAACCCCAAGAACTCCGGTATTTACACCTATTACGCGCAGGCCATCCAGTATTTCACTAATCGAGTCATCACTCATTTCTTCTTCCTAGACCTCTTTGGTTTTGGACTATCAACAACTTCGACTTCAGCTACTTCAGCTTCAGTTACCTCAATCTCACTAAGGTCTACCTCCACAGACTCCACACTTTTTTCCTGAGCCGTTGTTGGCTTTGTTGGGTCGGCTGATGTTAATATTTCTTTTCGATTGGGGTCTTGATTCAGATTCTTTTTTTTTAAAATATCTTCGTAAAAAGCCTCATCTACCTCAATTACTTGCTCGTGCTCTAATAGCTTTTCGGCAATATCACCGCCAATCTTTAAGACCCCTATCCAACCACTTAACGACTGAACCGACTTGAATTTAAAAAAATCTCGCCCTGCCTTATATTCCCTCGTGGCGTTATTCGTATATAAAAATTTCATAATAAAGAAAAAGAGGGAGGCCCCGCATACGCAGTGCCCCCCTCCCTAATAAACCAGTGAATGAAAGAAGGGTGACTACTCAGTTGTGACCGATGGTGCTTCTCCACTAAAGTTTTGGATAATGAGGTGACGCTCAGGTCGATCCATCATAGTTGTCCAAGTAGTAGAGCGAAGTGAGTATTCCTTAATTACGGCACTCATGCGGCACTTATAAGCATCCATGACTTCAGGAGCCGGATTCTTACGAGTAACAGAATTAGTTCCTGCAATTCCAACTTTAATGTCAGACCAATCTAATAACCACAATGCACGCGAGCGTGACTTGGAGTCATATCCAGTTATGGATGTGTCTTTTGGAGTTGCTGAAATTAAATCATCAAAGTACTGGTCATGAAATACCGCAAGTTGGATACCAATCTCAGGAATGTCGTACTTGTTGTAGTTAAACAACATGATTCCGTTATGCTCAATCTTTTGATTGATATCTGCATTACGAACTGTATCCCAACCATACTTCGCTTTGTAGTAATTATTCATTACAGTGAAGATGTTGTTCGCAGTAACACGGTCAGTCATGACATCAATAACTTGAATGCTATCTCCATCTGCCTCACGATTACGCTTTAAGTAGTACAACTGTTGGAATAAGTAATCCAAGTCAAGTTTTGCACCTTGATTATCAACTACACGATTTGCGTCACGAAGTTGAGTGTGAAGGCCAAGAGCATTTGATTTATACTCAAGAACACAATCAGAACTGCCTGTGCGAGCACCCTCGGGGTCAACAACAGCAGGGAGATTCATGTAAGTCTCAGGAGTTTGATTCTCATCAATCTTTTGACCGTACCATACTGAACGCATCCATGCTTCGTCAGAAAGTTGACTTGCGCGCTTGTTCTGCTCGGCGAGAGGTTGGTAAACAAAGTTCTGTAAGAACGGATTTGTTTTACCAGTCATAATTGACTCAAGAGTAGCTTTGTACTGGTCATCAACAATGCGAGATTCGCGAGTTGTTTGAAGCCAATTTACAATCAAGTGATTACTTAAATCAGAAGGTTGATTGTGGCACCACTCTTCGTAATCATTAACCGAATTTGCTCCAGTCTGAACTACACCGACTCCGAATTGATAAGCTGCTTTTGCACCTTCACTTAATGCGGCATATGCAGTAGAAGTTATATTTGGCTCAAGAACGAGAGTTGCCTTTGCTTCACCACCAGAAGGAGTAGCATCAACTGCGGAAACAATTTTGTAAACTAAGTCTTTAGCTTTCTTGTCTTCCCCCCATGAGCTTACAATAACAGTAGCACCAGGTAGGAAGTATCTGTCAATTAATGAAAGATTTGACTTCCATGGAGAATCACCAAGGTCAACAGTGCATGACCATGCCCCTGCGTGTAATCCGTTTGTTCCTGCACCAGAAGCAGCTTCTCCACCAGAACCGGCAAAGTAATTACTATTGATTTGGGTTCTTTGTCTTCTTTGGATGTAAGGAAGAATCAAAGACTGTGTTTCAATCTTTTGCTGATTAAGTAATGGTTTGATGTTCGTGATACTCGATCTAATTAAAGAGGAGAATCCTTTTTCTTGAACTCCAAGCATTTTAGCTTCAGCGGCAGATGCAATCACGCGAGCGAGGTCAATTTCCTTATTGGAGAGACCTTCAAACTCAGCAGGAGTCATACCCTTGATGCTGGCGTTAGTAAGTGTACAACCGGTACTGGAGTCTACACTTACGATGCGAGGAAGAAAATCTCCACTAGCATTCAATGCGCCAGGTGCCTTTACTAGACTTCCGTTAGAAGATGTAGCGGGCGTACTCAGTTGCGAGTTATCGAATGGATTTGCCATAATATATTTTTTGTTAATTAAATACCTAACTTATTAGGTCAGATAACTTATATTAACGAAAAGTTATATAAAAATTGGCACAAATCGTTTTTTACATGATTTTTCTACAAAACGTACAAATACTAGTTTACTTTTTTATATTAAAATTAGGTTTTACAACTTAAAACTAAAGACCTAGGGCGGATAAAACAGGGTTCGCTTTTTCCTTACCTTGAGCTTCCTGATTTACATTATGACCCTGTCTTGGTGCTGGCTTAGGTTGCCTTGGGGTCTGCTCAACTGATTGACTTACAGCACCTTGTGACCTTACATATCCAGACTTTCTTAATCTCTCCTCGTTAGCATTGAGTTCATTAGTAATGTAAAGTTTCGCGGAGTCATGGGCCATTGATACAACATCATTATCTGTTAAAGTGTATGATTTGGACTTTTCCTTGGAACTTAATTTTCCGAAGTCCTCCCTGCGAACAAACTTTTTTCCGTCTTTTTCTGGCATAGAATGCTGTAAATTATCCAACCAGGTAGCTAATCTTATGTGCGTATCATTGGTTGGGTCGAACTTTTTCAATCCACTGCTAATTTCATGGAACGCAAACATTGCTCCTTGGTGAAAAGTTGCAACTTTATCAACGATATCAAACTCAATAGGGTTCTGCTCATAAGCAACATCTGAGCCTTTACTATTAATTACTTCTCTCATGCCCTCCGGGATTAAATCTTTGATACTTTCCCTAGTAGCTTCTTTTAGTTTATTAACGGTAGGTTCTACCTTTAAGACTCTTTGCTGTTCTTTCAGTTTTTCAATTTCAGGCGTCAACTCAGATATAGTTTCCTGCTTTGCGCGATTCATCGTTCTTTTTTCAATTACCTTCTCCAGGTCATCCTGAGAGAATTTAGGCTTTTTACGCTGAAGGAAATTTTGATACTCATAGTCTGTTTCATCAAACTTAGCATTCGGGTCTTCGATTAATCGCTCGTCTATATATTTCTTTTGCTCATCAAAGAAATTTAAATATTCCTTAGCTAAACCTTTATGCTCACTGAAGTTCTCTTCTGCAAATTTAGCTAACTGATACCTTTTATCCTGGTCTTCGGTTAGAACTACCTCAGGTTCAGGTTCAGGTTCAGGTTCAGGTTCAACCTTAGGTTCGGGTTGTGGATCAGGTTCGACCTCACTTGGTTCTGGTAGCCCCCCTTCAAATAAATTCTTATCGAACTTTTCAAGATTCCTCGGTTGTTCTTCTTTAACCTCTTCCTTGGATTCCGGTTCAGGTTCTACCTCTGTCGGTTCAGGGGTAGGTTCGTTAATAATATCCGTTAACGCAAGTGGCTCATTAGGGTCAAACCCTTGCCCTACCTCTTGCTCCGCCTCTTGCTCCGCCTCTTGTTCTTGAACTGGCGTAGACTCCTCTGACTCTGCCGCGGCAAAAAGGGAGTCCAGTAATGAATTCCCTACTGTCTTTTCTTCTTGTGGTTCACTTTCACTAGTTACTTCTTCACTCATTTACTATACTGGTTATTGCACATTTTACTGTGGTGGTTGTTGCATTCCTTGAGGGGGAGGAGCAAGTTCTTGCGGAGGCATTCCTGCCTGAAATTGTTGCGGTGGGGGTGGAGCACCTTGTGGTGCTGGTTGAGCTAATGCACCCTTAATTGACTGAACCTCTTGATTCATGCCTTCGAGTATTTGCATGAGTTGAGGAACTTGCTGTTTCAATTGCTCAACAAACTGAGTATTAGCAAGGGACATATCCTCCTGGCTTTCTGTTTCAATATTTAAATCATATGCGGCACCTGAGAGTCTGAATATTTCATTCATTATCTCTAACACTTTTTCAGTTCCCACTGCCTGCATGATTGGTTGAACGGATACTACCTGTTGGAGTAGGCCTGCTAAAGTTTGAGCAGACTGTGTATTTACGGCTCGCTCTGCCCCATCTCTCGATGAAAAGTTATATTCATGGAACAATACTTCAGGCTTACCGATAACTGTTCGTTTTGATTGAGGATTACGGTCTAAATCTCCTTCATCTGCATCTAGCAACCCTGCCCTCTTCACTACATCTTCTGTGTATCTACCAGTCACTGGAACTTTAAATTCCTCGTTACTGCATGAAACTAAATGTTCAAATAGCATCTTCTTAGCCCCACCTCTTAATTCATCTATACCTTCTGATATAAACGAATATATTGCCTGTGTTGTAGTAGCTATCTCCGTTACTTCTGTGGCAGAGATTTCACGAGGTGCTGGTTGCCCCAGTTCCTGTGGCGATAGAATAAGTAGTCGCTCAACTAGATTAAGCAATTGAGTAACTGCAGTCATTGCTTGAGATATCGATGCTGACATCTCTTTTTGAACATCCACCACGGTTATAAAATCCTTCGCATTTAGTCCAAGGTCTGCCATCTTTGATCCGGAATAAAATATCGCATGTTGCTTTGAGTACAATGTACCCTCGCTCATTGAATCCATGATGTAATCTTTGACCTCATCATCTAATGCATCCTGATCGATTGTGAAAATTTTCATCATCGAAATCTTCATATCGTGAAGCATCTTGTTCATGATGTTATTCATCTGGTCCTGAAATGGCATCAACTCATGTGCAACGGATGTATTTACCATTCGTGCGTCATTCTGATTTAAACCACCATAAATAGCAGGAATACTAGGAAGAAACTCTGCATGCAGTACCGTGTTATCACTAGCGACTACCATCTTCATCCAAACATCGTGAGGATAATCACCAATACCTTCTTGCGCGGGATTAACCTTACAAAAATAATTTGTTATAAATATCCCCTTATCTGTGTCCTCTGAGCCGTAAACGCCAACATTTGCAGTCCTGTCGTTCTTCATGGCCCACTCCGCTTTCCTTGTTGGGAAGCGCATAGTCTCAGGCTCTACATAGTAATTAAAAAACTCTTTATAAGAATCGTAAGCACCAAATAAATTACTATTGAAGGATATATCGTCCGTGTTCCAATATCCAGAGTTTTCAGAGATGTCACTAAATTGAATAATGTCCCAATATCCTAACCAACTAGGGCCGTTATCTGTATTAATATCCGCCATTGGAGCAGACTGGTCGTGCATGATTCTAGTCGGGTGTGGCTTAATAAAGTCTACCCCCTCCTTGCATACATAACTACTTACTCCGCTCTCTCTATCCTTATTCACCTTCCACTGAACATCTCTAGTCCATGCCTGTGACGGGAACATAACAACATGACCGTACATAAACATATCCCTAATACCCTGAGCGAATAAATGCCTGTAATTAAATTGATCAGCGATTATCTCAACTCTTTGACTAAGTGCGTCTGCTCTTAGCTTATCAACTGATGATGTACCCCTTGGCTCGTATTTAAAATAAGGAAATAGGTTTGAAAAACGAGATACCTGTGCCGCAACTCTTCGAGTTACATAAGACCTAATAATATCAACAGAAACATCATAAAAGTTCTGAAGGTTAATATTTTTTAATGTACCTTCCTCGTCATACTCACAAAACTGCTCCGAGCATCCCGCATCAGTTAAACCTTGAGCCGCATCTTCAATATCTATTTTACCTTGAGCATACTGAAGCAATGGAATTGATGCCTTGTTTATAGGAAGAGTATCCCACGCTAAATCCACAGACATATAAAGATTACTATGCTTGGCGGAATGAAAAATACCCTGCCTCACCCTTGACTCTATCTGGTCTTCAAATTTTGCTCTTATTCGGAAATTATCGGAGTTTTCATCAGTCTCCGTAAATATCTGCATTAAGCGCTCATGTGTGCATCCGAACTTCTTGAGTATGTCTAAGTTTACCATAAGGCTCCATTATTACATTTGGTATTGTGTCATCGACATAGTCTCCAATTATGGAATGTTCCAAAATTGTAAGTAGAATACATGCCGAAAAATTTATTTTCCTTCTTGATAGTTGCCTTTGGAAAGTCTGAAAAGGTACCCCAATTAAAGCTGCTAGTTCCATTCGATTTATTCGAATAAAACCACATAGTCTTGAGATTCTTCTTTCGTTCCATTTATCCTGAAGGTCTAGTTTTTTATAGTGTATTTCAACTGCAAGTGATGCAGGAGTTTGAAAATCACCCATTTGTCATAGACCGAAGTACGCCACCAGGAATCTCAGACTCTGGCTCTTCATCTTCATCATCCATTTCATTCGCGTCATTCTGGTCGTCAATGTCACCCTTCATGCGCCTAACTTCATCTACAGGAAGCTTAATTGTTCCAGCAATTCTTTCGTCCGTCTTCTCGCTAATAAGAACCTGTACGGTCATCTCAACCGTTTGTCCTTCGCTTACCCCAGAGAAAGCATTTTGTGTTTTTTCATCATCCGTAGTGTCTAGTAGAATTGTGTTCATATTTTAGAATCTAATATATTAGGTCATTAAATCAAGCATTGATTTCTATTATCTCTGATTTTGTTGTCTGTATTGCACCTGGGCCTGCATGGTAATACAGAATCGGGTATGTCATTGCATCATGGGAGTGGACATATTGATTTCTTCTAGGCTTAAATGACTTCATTGGGTCGAAGCTACCACTAGTGTTCTCTGACACTAAACCAAAAAACATCTTCTTTAGGTATGTGCATTTATTGGAAAGTAAAAATTCTTCGTTTTGTAACTTGGAAATAAGTAACCTTATTCTAGTTTCTACCGACCCATTAAACTTGGGTGCCGCTTTTAGCTTTATTGCCTCGAGGTTATACTCCTTGAAGCTCTCAAGTTTTTCCCTAGATATCTCTTCTATATCCCTGACATCGTAAGAACCTGTCTTTGCCCTGTATTGATTAAATGCAGAATTATCCGATATATGAATATACTTAAACTCATGGTCTAGTTTTTGATTCCAGTACTTCATTTTCCTGAACACCTCTACCACTAGTTGCGTGTACGGGATATGTTCCTCGTTGTGTATTATTTCATCAAACACTAACCAGACTGGCTTACCACCCATAACTATGCTTTGCATGAATATCATCGCATTATTAACCGAACCGGGGTCCCACCCGCATATAATTGGAAATTTAGTAGATGGGTGGTATTCAGCTTTACTATGTACTCCCTCCACGAAGTAGGGTTTATAAATTGCGTTACCCGCTGGCCTGTCAATCCATTCCCCTCTAACCATTCGGGCTTCCTCAATCGGGTCATCCGAAATAGCCTCCATAATCCGGTCATAATACCCTGCTGGGAGATTATCTTTATTATCATCAATCTTTAAATGTCTTACAAAGTAATCTTCATTATACTTGCCATCCCTGAGCGGAGTTTTGAAAAACCTTTTATATACCCAATGCGATGGGCCGTCAGGATTGCAAGCTGCAGTGTACTGCATTGGTGAATCAATACCTGGTCTTCTACCTAACTGCTGAACAACAGCATTAAAGTAATCATCTGTGTCTAAATTTGTTAGCTCATCCACAAATACATAACTTGGCTCAAAACCTTTGATTCTATCTTTGATATAAGTACCATATGGCGCAGATACTAAATACACCTGGCTTGTACCACCAAATCTATTAGATACTGCAATATATAAATTCTTCTGTGCATCCTGCCTTTCCCCTGCTACATGCATACCAATTCCATCTTCCCAAAGTGGTAGTATTTCTGTTTTTAATTTATGCCAAACCCCTCCCATTGTAGCCTGAGACTTTATACCTACTATTAATACTGCTAGTGCATTAAAGTTTTCCCATAAATGTCTTACCAATTTATGACCACCCAATATGTAGGTTTTTCCTGTTCCTCTTTCGCCATATGCAAGAATATACAGAGCCGAGGAATCAAACATCTCCTGTTGGGTGGGAGTGAGACTTGGAGTCCAAGGAAGTGACTCTACCTCACCTTCATCTTTTATTGCCTGACCCAGCCTTTCGGCTAATAAATCTTTATCTAGTTTTCCCATTTCTTCTAAAATATTCTAATTTTGTGAGAGGTCCATTTTTACCTAGTAACCATCTTGGAAATACAGGAGGGATATCTTCATACTCCTCAGTGCCTCCATTAATGCAATTTAACCACCTTTCTGGCTTTGGTTCCAAATCTACCTCTTGGTCAACAAGACTTCCCACTTCTTTAATGGCTTTAAATGGAGCCCTTCTCTCATTATATTTTTTTGCTAAATATTTCTTAAGTCCGCTTACTACTTCCTTGCTATTAATTGGATTCTCCTTCGGCATCTTTTTTCATCTGTTGAAGATTCTTGAGTGGTTGGAAGCCTGCTTTCTTCTTAGATTTAGACTGCTCATCGTTATGCATCTTTAACATAATGTTTATTCCTGTAAGCGTCCTATCATACCCTTTGCCTATTTCTGAACTTACTTGGGTTAGGGAACGGATGTACTGAAGTTTCATCTCCGGATCCATTTCTGTGGTTTCTAGTTCCTCTTTAAGTCTCTGTGAGACTTCATAAAGTTGCATATTCTGCTGAATATTTAAGGATTGGTAGCCTTTTAAGGCCTCCACCATTAATAAACCTGTATGCTTTTCAAACTTCTCAAAGGCACGAATTGATTTTATTGTCTCTGCTTTTAACCCAAGACCCTTTAACGCCTTTAAGTATTCCCCTTGTGGCTCGATAGCGGCTACTGCTTCACTTTCAGTCAATGGTCTATCCTCGCTTCTTGTAAGTAGCTCAACCTTATCAGGGATGGGGTCGCCCACTTGAGTGGGGTTATACAATGCCTTTAGTTTATCCGACCGACTTATTATTCTATTAAAGTGATTAAGTGTAACGCCAAGTATTTCGGCTGCTTTAGGCTTAGACATCTTAGCCTTCTTCATGGAAGCACCAACCTCCTCATCGCTAAACTTTTTATCTCTAGGCATCTTTAATTAATTTAACTAATGGCAGGAATGTGGACTCCCAATGTGGATGATGCCTTAAAAATATAAATTGCGGATTACTCCTCATGTATGCCCCTGCTCGATTTCGGTCGGCACTTGAGAATGGGTCAAACCTACAACCATCGCAAAACTGCTTTGCCTCACCTATGGGAACTTCAGACCAATTAGTAAATTTTGATAACTCCCTAACCTTAATAGTCGTTAATCCGCCTGAGCCAATTGCAACCTCCTGATCAGTTAATGCCCTAACCGCCCGACCCCTTGCCTTTACCCTAGCTAAACATCGAACCAAGGGAGGGGGGAAATCATTCAGCTTTTCCCAATTCATCCTTATTTGCCCAGTCTATAGCTTTTTTAACTATTTCCTTCATTTCACCTTTTCGCCTTTTAACTGATACGGTATCTAGGACCATTCTTTGTTTAGTCCCTGCCTTAATTCCAATTATTAGGTAGTCATCCATAAATTCTGACAACTGACCACCGAATGCTTCGTGTATAATTTCTCCTGCTGGTTTATCCATAATTTAAAACTTAAAATAAAAACTTTGTACATGGCAAGCATTTTGACCTAATTTATTAGATCAAAGTCAAACTATCGTTAAAGGGGACTGCCTTTAGCCATTGTGCTAAATCCCTTTACTTATCGGCTCTAGAGGGTGAATATTAAAATACTTTCCTACCTTATTTAATCAAGAAAAGCGTTACGAAGCGTTACGAAAAGGGTTACGAATCCGTATCTATACTAAAATACTTTTTTGCTTCAGCTTTAGATACTTTTTTATTCATGTAGTAAGTTTTAAAGGTATTGTAGTTCATGTGACCCATCGTGTGCATCGTCCACTCTAGTCCATACATCCAGTATCCATACGAGCCGAAACTATGCCTCGCTCCATCACCTGGATATTTAAATCCTAGTCTCTTAACTGCTCTTGACCGACTTTGGTTCATTCCCTTCCATGATGGCATCACGGGGCCACTTTTCTTATCGGGTATCCATGACCACAAATTATCAGGCAATTCCGTAATAAATCGAGAGGGTGTCTTTGAAGCGGGAACGCTAATAGACTCACCATGCTTTATATGAGAGTAATCAAGCTTTTCCATTTCACCCTGCGGTCGCAGTCCGGCAAATAACATAATAGCAAGGGATGGTTTATATTTCTCCCACGAACGGGAATTATTTCGCTCGCCTCCATCTTCGTTGAGTAACAGTTCAGCTTGTTTGGGAGTTAAAATTCCAATCTCTCTTTCTTTCGGGGGCATTCTGAGTGTTTTAATTTCCCATTTGGTTTTCTTGCAGTACCCCATTAAGCCGCACCAATTTAAAAATATTACAAATTGATTCTTATAGGTGTACTTACTTGAAGCTGTTTTCCATGAGGATTGCTCCTCTACCCGTCTTTGAATGTACTGGACATCAATTGAATCAATTTTCTCACCACCAAGTCCCCACTTTAATAAATAATTTAGCCTCGATTCAATGTGGCTCCACCTCGCATCTGGGTATCTACTTTGGTAATTCTCCAAGTACTTTCTTATACCTACCGAAACAGTTGTGTTATATCCATCCGGTTGGTCTTCAAAACTGGACAACCATTCATTCAGCCCACCATCTTTCTCAAATCTTTGAGACTCACCAAAGTCGGAAAAACTTTTTCGCCTACGCTTTCCATGATGCATAACATCAATCACATATTTAGTTTCACCCCTAACCGTTCGCTTATACTTTTTCATAGTGGTGACATGATTTTTGGGGATGGTGACATAAGTGGTGACATAAAATCTGTAAATTTATGAGTAATCGTGATGAACAGTGAAGTAAATAAAAAAGGACTTCTCGATTAAAAGAAGCCCCTTTTTACTTAAGGAAAATGGCTTTATTGTTGCATTTCCTCTGTATTTTAGTAGTGTGTTGGCTTATTGCTTTTGCGATTCGCCACCTTAGCTCAGCTGGTAGAGCACCTCACTTGTAAGGCGATTAACTTCCCCGTCTTTACTGACCCTCAGGGCCTTGGTGACAAGTTGGTGCCAAGTTCCACCCAATTTGGGTCGACTACCCACTTGTCCTTGACCCATGTATTTCCAGTCAATTCGTATAGTCTGCTCGCGAGGTGTTGCCGGGAGTGGACAGCATTAATCATCTCGATGTGATGATTTTTCTCGTTTATCAATAAGGTTGCTAAATTCCTTTTTTGATTATCCTCGTAATGGTAAATCAGAGATACCAACACGAGTACCGCTATGGCAATCAAACTTGCCAATACTGCAATTACTCTTATTTGCCGAGAAAGCGTTTCAGTTTTCTTGGCAATGTCATGTGTTTGCAATATATCCTCTCCATTGACTTTCAGATTTTTCAGGTTCCCAGACAACACGGGAAATTCGAGGATTTGTTCTTCCCCGTCAATGTAGCTGATAGTTGAATTTTGCATATATTTTATTTGTTTTCTATTTTTTGACACAAATCCCAGGCAAAGCGGTCTATTTTTAGAGCAACTTTATTGGGATTTGTTTTTTGTTTTATTAAGGCGAGGTAGTTTTCAATTGCATTCGTTATGAACGAAGCGGAAGATTTTTCGGTCTTAGATAGCAATTGAGTCATTTCCTCATGAAGGTCGGCCCGTAACCTAAAGTTAACGCCGATTTGGGTTGGTTTTATTTTTGTCATATGGTCCTTTTCTTATTGTTGAGGGCAAGATAGGGAGATGAGTTAGGGATACACACTTTGTAACACTACACTTCATTATGTCAACATGTTTTATTTTAAAAAATTAAATTACTTATTTAGTTGCAACACTTGTCACAAGTGCTACAAAAGAACACATGGATAAAACAATTACTAATTCAACACTAATGAAAGGCAGTGAGGTCTTGAAAATGCTTCGACTCGGTGGTACTGCGGGGTACAGGCTTTTAAAGCACTGGGAGAAGGAGAATATTCTCAAACCCATAAGGCTACCTGCATTGAAGTCGCTTCGCTACAGACGAGATGAAGTCGAAGAGATTTGTAGCAATAAGAACCCCGTGAATTGCAATGAATTCAACATACACGAAAAAATATAAAAGAATAATAATATGGATATAAAAAAAATTGGCGAACCAACTCCGCCTAAAAGAATTGGACAAAAACCCGGTAAAGGTGGAAATAAAATGGACTATGTTACTGCGAGATTCTGTATGGACAGACTCGACCAAAGCGTAGGTCCACAGAATTGGAAGAATGAATATAAAGAAATTGGCGGACACCTTATTTGCGGAGTTTCCGTAAAGAGTGATGGTGAATGGGTAACTAAGTGGGATGTTGGTACCGAGTCGAATTTCGAAGCTGAGAAAGGACATTTCAGCGATGCTTTTAAAAGAGCGTGTGTTCATTGGGGCATTGGAAGAGACCTTTATAAAGAACCGACTGAAGCTTTTACGAAACAGGGAGGGGGGACTAAGGTTAAAAAATCTGGTGGGGCAGAAAAAGTAACTGCTCCCTCCCCTGTTTCCGTAGAAACAGTAGAAACAGTAGTGGTGGATTCATGGGAGGAAATTCAAATTCATTTCGGTAGAAATTCAGGCGTCCCTTTGGGTGACCTCAAGCCAAACCAATTAGAATGGTACCAAAGTAAATGGACTTCTAATGACCCCTCGGAAGAAGATAAAATTCTTCGCAAGGCATTAGATAAGAGTATGAAAAAAGGAGGGTCAAAGGATGGATTCGGAGCCTAAGGACGAACGAGAAGGGCTACCATCTGCAAGTGGCATAGAGCAAATGAAGCTATGCCCAGGTAGTTGGAACTATCAAAAGATGTTCCCCTCTAGTGGCGGAAGTGATGCGAATGAAGGTACTATCAGACATGACCTAATTGAACAGGTCATAAGAGGTGACATAACCTTGGATTCTATTGAGGACGACCAACAACATGAATGTACTAAAAGGGCATTAATGTTACTTGAAAAAGTTGAACTTGAAGCAGGAGTTTCAAATCATTCCAACCAATGGTTGGAAAAAAGACTTTGGTTGAATCAAAATGAAGATAAGGTTTATTCCGCTAAGTACGACCTTTTGCGGGAGTATGAGGGTGGCATATACCTTCTAGTGGACTGGAAAACTCTTTATGGTGACCATACCCCTGCCCCTGATAATATTCAGTTACTCGCGCAAGCTTTGGCAGTTTATAGAAATAGTGAAGGGATGAAGAAAATGTACTGCTCATTGGTGGAGCCGTTTCCCTCCCCTTCTTTTAGCTTAGTTGAGTATTCTACTGAAAGGTTGGAACAATTAGAAAGTCTAGTAACAACTATTGTTTCTGAGGCTAATAAGGAAACTGCGGAAAAAGTTGTCGGCTTGAAGCAGTGCAAGTTCTGCAATGGTTTAGCTCATTGCGCAGATGTTGCCGGCACAATTCAAGAAGAGGCACATTTGGGTGCTGACTATCGATTTCATCCAGATGATACTCACTTAGGGTGGGCATTAGAAATTGCCGTTCTTGCAGAAAAATGGGCAAGTGCAGTTAAGTCTAGGGCTAAGGAAGAGCTTGGTAATGGTGAAGAAGTGGAAGGTTGGAAACTTCGCTCGAGTGGAAAAGTGAAGTCAATAAGTGACGCCAACCTTTGCGCTGAGAGAATCATGGACACCAACCTACTTAAATGGGAGGACCTACTGACGACTACTAGCATTTCTATTTCTAAGCTCGTTAAGGTTTGGATGGAAAAGAGAAATGAAAGTGGTGCCACATTGAAAAGAAAAGATGCAGTAGAAGAATTGGAACAAATCCTTGAAGGGATAATCACCGAAAAGCCGAAAGCGGAGGCGCTAGTAAGAGCGAAATGAGCGATGGAAAAGGGAGAAATAATAAACTTCAAGATAGCAAAACGGATTCCAAGTCTAAATCAACTCCTGAGGTGGGGTCCATGGGAAAGGCTAAAGGAGAAAAAGGAGATGAACCTAGTGGTCGCCCTCGCCATCATGTCCGAATTAAAAGCTTTAGAGTCAGGCTCCTCGACGTCGACAACCTCTATGGGGGGTGTAAGCATCTCATCGATTCGCTCAGGCTCACAGGCATTATCCCTGATGATGACCCAGCGTCCATCACCCTCGAAGTCTCGCAAGAGAAAATCAAAGGGTACTCGAACGAAGTCACGGAAGTGGAGGTAAAATGTGTCTAATCGAAACAGACTCAACCTCCGAACTAGTGACGAAATCATCACTAGAATCGAGGCTTTGGCGCACCTTTCGGGTGAGTCGAAAAATAGTGTGGCAAATGTTTTACTTGCCATTCAATTGGGTGGCACCACATGTGGCACCACATTTGAAAATGATAAAGTGGGTGAGAATCATGAGGAAAGCGAGACTACTACTATGGTTGAGCATAATTCCACTGATAATTCTGAAAAGGAAAGTGGTGCCACATTGGAACCTAAAAGCAAAAGGGTTCCCTCTCCCCCCACTCCCCCCTCTCCTTCCCAAAAAGAAAAACCCCCTAAAGGGGTCAAAAAGAAAAAAGTTTCCTCTCAGGACATTGGGGAAAACAGGAAGCCGAAGGATTTCGCCGAATGCTTGGAGTATTTCAAGCAACGACGCATTCCCAACCCTCAGCGAAAAGCTGAACAATTCTTTGCCCACTACGAAGCAAACGGTTGGAAGCAAGGACGAACCCCTCTCGCAAAATGGGGTTATGCCCTCAACAAATGGATTGGAAACAACCCCGAGTGGAGGCCTGAGAAAGAGGATGAAGTCAAAGGTGGAGAAAGCTTAGAAGCGGTACTCAAGTGGATGGAGAAGAAGCACCCCGAGTGGTTCGAAAAGCATAAAGACGCAAAAACAATTAACGAAATAGACGGATATTATTTAGATGAATTTAGAAATTAAAAATTACGACACGGACATCGAAGCAGGGTTGCTTGGGTGCATTGGAAAAAGAACAGAAAATTGGGCAGACGCTCTCGAACGTGGATTCTCGCCAGAATGGTTTATGGATCCGCTCCATCAGCAAATTGCAAAGCAAATGCTTTCCGAGGACCAAAAAGGTAGAGAGGTGGATGATATTTCAATCGCCTTCTCCATGCCAGAAGAGGTTAGGACTGAGGTTATTGAGGCATTCGATCGGGTTGAAACAACGGCACATTTCAGCAAATTTCTCGAAGACACAGAAGGTTTGTGGCTCAAGAGGCAAGCAATTGAGGCATGTCATGGAATTATCCAAATGGCGTCCGAAAGAGGGAGCCGTGCGGTTGATGTTGTTGAGCAAGGTGGGAGTGAATTTTCAAAGCTTTCCCTCAAGGAAAAATCCAAGCTAAAAACGGGTGCTGAAGTTGTTGACTCAGCGTGGGAAGGTATTCTCGAACGGCAGAAAGTTGGCGGAATTAATGGAATACCGAGCGGTATTCGCTCACTTGACAAAATGACATGTGGTTGGCAAAAAAACGACCTAATCACCCTTGCGGCACGGACATCCGTGGGTAAGACCGCATTTTCAATTGAAATGGCATTGGGGGCTTTGCGGGCAGGAAAGACGGTACAATTCTTTTCACTCGAAATGGTCAATGAGTCAGTGATGGAAAGAATGCTCGCAAATGTCTCAGGAGTACCCGTTCGGGTCATGGTGGATAAGGTGATGACCCAAGGTCAAATTGATGCCGTTGAGAAAGCAAAAGATTTTCTTCGGAAAGCTCCACTCTACATGGAAGATGCAGGAGATATGTCAGTTGCTACAATTCGAGCGAAAGCACGGAAATTGGCAAGAACAGGTTTGGATATGGTAATTGTCGATTATTGCCAAATAGTTCGCCCCGAAGACAGAAAAGCACCAAGAGAACAGCAAGTTGCCGGAATTACATGGGGTTTAAAAGCGTTAGCAAAAGAATTAAAAATTCCAGTCATAATGTTGTCACAAGTTAACCGGAATGCAGATCAAACAAATGCCTGCCCTCGGGTTTCCGACTTAGCAGACTCAGACCGAGTGGGAAGAGATGCCGATATCGTTCTCATGCTATGGAAAAAGGAGGGTAAAGGTGGAGATGAAAACACCTATATCGAGCTCGCCAAGCAAAGGAATGGAAGATTGGGGCCAATAGAGGTCGAATTTAAGGCATCTATACAGAAATTTATTGAGAGGACTAAACCCTCTCTTAACTAAGAACAAACAAAAATACTATGAATCTAAGTAAGTGGACAAAGATAGGTCGGTTGGTTGCTGACCCAGAGACAAAAAAGACGGAAAACGGACAGTTGACCAAGGTACGAATTGCGGTAAATCGCAAGGTTGGTGGAGAAGACCAAGCGTCTTTTTATGAACTCGAAGGATGGGATAAAGTAGCAGAACGCCTCGCAACATTGAAGA